CCCCGGTTCCCCCTTGCCCCCTCCCCGCCCTTCGGGGAATTCTAATTCCTTACCTTTTCCCATCATAAGATTTCTTTATGAAAAACTGTTATAATCTTCCTGGGTTCCCGGTGGATAATGCTGGAGTTGTTTGATTTAAACAACCTATATTTAACGAGTAAACAACAAACACCTTTTGTTTCTGGTGACATATACAATGTTATTATAAACAACCTTACCAAACAAACAGAATTTCGCGAACTTATTTCAGGTCCTTACTACAAATGGGAAACGCAAAGAGGACTACATATAATATTTACACAACATGACGTGGATATGTTGACGGATGAAGAAAGACGCATGTTACGAATCCACTTTTAAATCAACTTTTTGAAAAAGTGGAGGAAAAATATCACTTGTTAACGTCATGTAGAAATGTCCACCGATATCCCAAAAATGTAATTTTTAGAGAATCATAAGAATTTTTAGAATAAAATTTAAAATATTATTACGGTTTTTCAAGTGAGACTTAAAATTGTATAAATACTCGATTAACCGGATTGCGGTAGCAGTCGCAGGGTCGGAGTTCGCAAAGCGACCTCAACCTTATTGCGCGAAACGCAATGGGGGGTTGCTACGCAGTCCTGGGTTCCCTGCTAACGTCCCGTCCACACTTTTATAACTGGAACATTAATTTGTTGTTTCTCCTTATCTTCTACGTACTGCGCATAATTATACTCCCATTCTATATACGTCATAATATTTCCAAGCAATGACCTACGAAATATTTCGCGACGTTCATAAATACATACAACAGCAAAGACACGTTCTAAACTACACCTCGCGAGTCTGTCTCGAACACCTCCCAATAAATTAAAAAAATTATATTTTTCAACAATGTGACACAAAAAATCGTGATGTATAATACTTTGTGTTCCATAACAACCACACCATACGTCTTTATGATAAACCAAAAATTGTATGAGTTCTTTTGAATGATTCAAATACATTAGTAATTGAGTTTGTGATTCTATGTCGTGAGATAGAACACTGTCAAAATGCCATAAAAATTGTATATCCTTGTTTTTTTTATCCAAGTTATTGAAATCTATATATGTTTGTATAAACGTAGAGTCGTGAAGAATGATTGCTTTATCAAAAAGTCTCAAGTTATAAAAATAAAAATAGGGCAATAATTCTCCGCGTCCAATATATTCGCTATTTATTATCATTACATTTTTCAATTCTGGATAGTCTTTTATGTGTTTATAATTACTATTATCATCTATAATCAAGACGAAATGTTTTGGATAAAAACGACGAATACAGTTATAACATTCTATCCAATATTTGTTTGTAGTTTCACTCGTGACGTGACGTGTCATAATGAACCCTACTGTTTCTGTCATTGAAATTATATTGTATATTTTTACAACATAATTCACTCTTGAGTTCTACGAACATGTTTAAAACCACGGTTTCAATATAAGTTCTTTATCATTATTGGAAGTCATTATAGGCGGCGCAATAGGTGTATACATAGTACTCGCATCTTGAATATATTTTTGATATCCTTGGGCTTCTCCATACACCTGAGGCACACAATAGTCTAAAACCATTTTATTCAACGCCGCAACTTGTTCCTTAATATTTGTGGGCAAGTTAGACGCATATTGTAAAAATATACTTCGCATGATGATTTTCAATGTGTCTTCGTCTTGATTTGAAATAATATATTGCCCATTCGATTTTCTATAAACTCCTTCGCGGATACCTTGTTGTAAATCGCAGATATTTCTGCCTGAAAAAAATATATTGGATAACTGCGTATCATTCCATAATCCTTCTGTGGGATTTCGCAAGGTAATGCATTGACTTACTGGAATTTTATCATACATTTGAAACAAGTCTTTCATTTTAGGTCCATTCGCATCCACTCTTCCATTAGAACTTTTATGTTGATAATTCATTGTTGCGTCTATACTTATCTGGTAGAAAAATAAAAATGAACTATATCAACCTAAGTTTAGTTTTTCGTAAAAAATATATTTTATGCAATAAATAACGTTATATAAAGAAACACGTTTAGAAAATTTTACATACGTAATTTAACGAATCATAACAAACCAATCATTTTATGTTAAAGTGAGACTTAAATTTATCTAACTATTCGGTTTTCAGGAGGGGTCGCAGGGTTGCAAGCAATTGTAACCAGCCCTAGGTTCCCTGCTAATAAAAATTTTATTGTATTCGTTAATAATATACATTCGTATAAGATAAGATGGCAAATTTTCAAAGAACTGTAGTTTTTATTGCGATTGTTCTACTTATTCTATGTTTAATTATTATTGGTCTTGTTTTAGTAAATTCAAAAAACAAACAACAATGGCCTCCTGTTGTGGGTGACTGTCCCGATTACTGGATTGATTTATCAGGTAATGGGGCTCACTGCGTAAATGTTAAAAATTTAGGAAATTCCGCACCTAGTCCCATGGATTTTACAACTTCTGTCTATACTGGCACAACAGGAACGTGTAATAAATATAAATGGGCAACTACTTATGGACTTACATGGGATGGGATTACATATGGTGTAAGTAACCCCTGTGATACTACCACAACTACTACTACTACCACTTCTACTTCGTAAAATATTGTATTTAGGTGGAGGGAATGTTCTTTAAATTCAAAAAAAATAATATAATCATAATATATAAAATGTCTGGTTTTCATCCTCATATCGCAGCCGCAACCGTTGGTGGACGAAGACGAAGACACAGAACTATGCGCCGCGGAGGAAAGAAAGGAGGACGCCACACTCGCAAACACCGCAGAACTCACCACCGCAGACGTTAAATAAAACATTTAAAAACAAAAATAAATATAAAGACACCCATTGTTTTTATATTTATGAGTCAAGAAACCCTTTCTCTCACCAACAATAATTTAGGAGATATTTTACGTTTTTTACAAGAAGGACATATTGTTTGCCTTCACTTTGACGGGAAAGGAAAGTATTATTATTCTCCGACAAAATGTGCTTGGACTACATGGGTTTATGTTGATATTCAAAAAATGCCGGCGTTATTAAATGACGATGAATGGCCTTGGTATTTTTTAGACGCGGGTAACAAAGAATACACAAATGATGATATTTTTACAAAAGAACGAAAACAAATTTACAAGTTTCGATTATAATTTACTTTACTTTACTGTTTCTCACATATTTGCCATTATTATACTTGTTTTCATATAGTAATGACAACCCAACATTATCCAACGGGAACCCAGGAAAATTATAACAGTTTTTCATCAAGAAATCTTATGATGGGAAAAGGTAAGGAAGGGCGGGAAGGGGTAAGGGGGCAGCAACGCAGTCCGGGGGTCCCCCCTATGACAACCCAACCTCCTTTAAACCTTTCTCTCATAAACAAGTTACCTCTAGAAATTGTGCAACATGTAAAAGAATACATACCTACTATCGTCTACGTTTTTTTATCAAAAAAAAATTATATGAAATACCATCATGTCGTCAGAAAACATATTCCTCTATACGACAACTATGTGAGAGATATGGTTCGAAACGACTACTATTTTGTTTTCTCTCTTCTCTTAAAAGAAAGCATGGATTATTGGTCTCATCGCAAAAAATATAACTATAAAGATGTCATTTATCATGACTACAACTATTTTTTACTAGAATATTGTATCCAGAATAAGAGTTCCCATTGTAAAAATCTTATTAGAACTATCGTGTTTGACGCACCACCTTCTGCCAATACAACTGGTTTGAGTAAAAATCAACATAAAAAGAATATACGTAAAAATGTAAGATGGACGAATTGAATATGAATGAATTGCTTGAAAGAACCGAACCTGAAACACAACTGAAAAATATTTTGATGAGTTTTCAAGAAAATAAACATGATCTCCTCTTAAAAAAAGGAGTTTATATTTATGGAGAACCTGGAATTGGAAAAACGAATTTTGTATTGAAAATATTGAAAGAAATGAATTATGATGTTGTAAAATACGACGCGGGAGATGTTCGTAATAAAACAGTTATTGACACCATTACTAAACATAATATGTCTGATAAAAATATTATGAGTATGTTTCACAAGAAAATAAAGAAAATCGCCATTTTGATGGATGAAATTGATGGAATGAATAATGGTGACAAAGGTGGAATCAATACTCTCATTAAGTTAATCCGACCAAAAAAAACAAAAAAACAGAAATTGGAAGAAGTCACAATGAACCCAATTATTTGTATCGGGGGTTATCATATTGATAAAAAAATAAAGGAATTGATGAAAGTTTGCCATGTAATTGAACTGAAAACCCCTACATCACAACAACTATCAAATATTGTCTCCAATATTATGCCAAACTTGGACGCAAAACTTCAAAGAAATGTTGTTGACTTTGTCCACTTTGACTTGCGCAAGTTATTTTCTATTTATGAAATTTACAAAAATAAACAAAGTATGTTAAAACAAGATATTTTACAAAATATTTTTCAATCCAAGACATTCAACGATGACGCCAAAACAATTACGCAAAAATTGATCAATACCAATTTTTCAATGAAAGACCACGCAGTAGTTATGAATGAAACGGATCGAACGATTGTTGGTCTTCTTTGGCATGAAAATATAATTGATGTTTTAAGCAAACGTGATAAAAAGACATCCATACCTTTTTATTTGGAAATCTTACATAATATGTGTTTGGCTGATTATATTGATAGAATAACATTTCAAAAACAAATTTGGCAGTTCAATGAAATGAGTTCGCTTATAAAAACATTCAAAAACAATAAACTGTACCACACCACATTTCAACCCAAAACAAAATATCAACCTAAGGAAGTTCGATTTACAAAAGTGCTTACAAAATACTCGACGGAATATAACAACTCTTTGTTTATACAAGGATTATGTCAACAACTGAATATGGATCAGAAAGATTTGTTCTCTTTCTTTTTAGATTTGAGAGAAAATCATGATAATACTGAAATTCTCGCCCTTTTAGAAAACTATGACATATCTAAGTTAGACATATCTCGCATGTATCGTTATTTGGATAAATATATTAAGGAAGACGCACCTGATACAGTGGATCATAAATACGTGGAAGAAGATGACTGTCAAAGTGTTGTAAGTGATATGTAGGGGGAACCGGGGGTTCCCCCATTGCGCTTCGCGCAATAAGGTTGAGGTCGCAAAGCGACCTCCGACCCCTTGCCCCCTCCCCGCCCTTCGGGGAATTTTAATTCCTTACCTTTTCCCATGATAAGATTTCTTGATGAAAAACTGTTATCATCTTCCTGGGTTCCCGGTGGATAATGCTGTGCTATGCTAAATATTTTTACACCAACTCGCAAATTTGGTGTAAAAAAGATGGTTTACTCAAAATCAAAGTCATTATATAATCCTCCCGAACTCAAGTCAATCATTAATTTATTTTTCTCAGAAAAAAGTTTTTTATTTTCTTCAATCATTTCCAATTTATAAAGGTTGGATACACTTTTACTTTCCAATTGTTGTAATAGTTTTTGTTTTTTTAAATTTACTCTAATTTTATTTAACATTATTGTATTTTCTTCTTCATTTTCAGATGGACGAGTCATATCAAAACCTTCATTTTCTTTTTTGTTATAAAACGGTGTTTTAACTATGTTGTTTATAGGTTTGTTTGCCTCATACTCACCCATTATCGTAGTTATTTTAGATTCTAGTCTAAACCCATTCAATGTCGCAACATTGTTAACGTATAAAAAAAATGAAAAATATGTAAAAACACGCATTCTTATATATATTGCGTGTTTTTTAAGTATGTTTTTATAATATATATTGTTTCTCTTTTCTGGTTTGCTCCACTTTTTCTAAAAGTGGATAAGTGGATTTTGCTCCACTTTTTCTAAAAGTGGATAAGTGGATTTTGCTCCACTTTTTCTAAA